ATGGCTCTCTTGACTGAAAAGAAAACAACTCTCAATCTTCCGCCTGCCTACCTGCCTCTTCTTGAAGATATTAGGTTATTGAAAACAGACGAGCAGAACCCCAACAAAATGACCACTAAACAGCAAGAGCAAGTTTGGCTTAGTTTGCAAAAGTACGGTTGGACCTACCCCATTATAGCAAATAAGGATGGTGTTTTTGCGGATGGTGAGCAGCGATCTCAGGTCTGCATTGCTCATAACGAATTCTTTGCTCCAGTGTTGCGTCTGCCTGTTTCAGATGTCGACAGGAGAATGCTCAGGCAAATCCTAAACAAGCTAAAGGGCAAACACAGCCACGACTTAGACGTCGAAGAATTCACCCGCATTATCCAGGAGGGTGAGCGGGATGACTTACAGGCCTTGCTTTCAGCCGTTGGCGAGAAACTGCCCGAAGACTTGGGAGGACCAAAAGAAGGCTCAAACCTGATTCCCGAAAGCTACGAGCTTGTAATTGAGTGCAAAGACGAGAGCGACCAGAAGACCAAGTTTGAAAAGTTGAGCAGCGACGGCTACAAAGTGAGGATTCTCAACCTATAGGGAGGATTGAAAGTGAATTTCGATTTCACTTACTCATGGCATGCACCCAACACGTTCAGAGCTCAAAGCGTCATCGGATCCTACGATCTCAGAGACGTCAAACTCGAGAAACGAATCAAAGGTTCCATTCCAATTGAAGACTTGAATTGGCAAATCGGAGTTATCACCGGTTTGAGCGGTTCAGGCAAAACAAGCATCGCAAAACGCCTTGCAGAGCATTTCAAAGGCTATTACTTCACCAGTTTTACTTATGAGCAACCATGCTTTCTCGATGACTTCCCGACTGAACTACAATGCAAAGAAGTGGAAACAGCACTCAACAGCGCAGGATTCAGCGAACCGCCCAGCTGGCTGAAAAGCTACAATGTCCTCAGTACAGGGCAAAAAATGCGAGTAGACGTAGCGAGAGCGCTATGCTGCCCCGAGAAGTTAGTTGTTTTTGATGAATTCACGAGCGTTGTGGACCGGACGGTTGCTCAGATCGGATCCTACGCCATCAGCAAAAACGTGAGACGCCATCCGGGCAAACAATTTGTCGCTGTCACTTGCCATAGCGATGTGGTTGATTGGCTGGAGCCCGACTGGATGATCAGCACCGACACAATGGAATTCACCGATTTTTCGAGTAGTAAAAAAAAAGAATGCATCCGCTTGTTAACCTCACAGTCCATAGGTGCAATTTATCCATGTGGCAGATCTTTAGGGAACATCACTATCTAAACAGCAAACTCGGCGCCGGAATCCGCTGCTACGTAGCGAAGCTGCAGGATAGACCCGTGGCGTTTATTGCCGTTGCTCACATTCGCATGAAATCTCACCATTTTCGTGTAAGTAGGCTTGTGGTTTTACCTGACTTTCAGGGAATCGGCATCGGCAAGAGACTTCTCAACTTTACTGCTGAACTTTACACTTCCCAGATTAACTTACCCTTCTATCTGGTTACAAGTAACCCTCAGCTCGTACGCGGCAACATGGACAACTGGCGAGTAAAACGTGTTGGCCATGGCAGCAGCGGAAGAGGCGACACCAGAATAAACCGCGAACTCGTCAACTCTAACGCCAAAAGACGCCTAACAGTAACCCTACAATACATGCCACGGAGGAAAACCCAATAGCACAAACAATGCTAAACAAAAGGCTCTGCAAAGGAGGCTGCGGCGCCAAGCTTTCAAGAGAAAATAAGTCAGGTTATTGTCGAGTTTGCTACGGTCGGTTAATTCTTCACGAATCGGGACACAAAGCATTGAATTTTAAAAACAATGGAGGTTAACTTCCTTTAAAAATAAGTTTCTTGCCAGCGCAAAAACGTTAGAATAGGCAAATGGCAATGGCTAAGTTAGCACCCAAAAGCGAAAGAGAAAGATTGAACTTGATCTATTGGCTTGCGTCTTCGTGATTCTCTGGAAAATCTTCTGGTTTAGTAACTATTGCGCCATTTGAAAGCCTAATGTAATACACCACCGAGTTTTCCACGGAATTTTCAGAGCAATGAGTGGATATGACGGGTGATTTGGTAACTTTTATTTCAACTTGGGCCATGTTCCTCACCAAAAAACGAAGTCTTCAGACTTTTACTTCGATCTTTATTTGAATCAATTATTGTATTTATCTCTTCTGGATTCAAGGTAACACATCCTTCACCCGGAAGGATCTTTATCATTCGAACTGGACCACCGACTTTTCCGTCTTGGCTTGCTGTTTCGGTAATTACATATGCTGCAAGAGGTAACAAGTTCTTTATGGGTGAGTTGGGGTCGTAAAGTCGATTCAGCAAGTATAACGCATACTGAGCTATTCCCTGCAGAGCAAATCCGTAATCAACTAAAAGGGGTGCAAAATTCAGTTGGCAATTCAGAGAATATATCTTTGGGACAGTTGCTTTTCCGTTGCTATCAATATCATATCCTGCAACTATGAATAGAAGATCTGGGCGAGTAGGAGCGGTCGCGCCTTGAATTGGTTGAATCAGAAAACCCTTAAAAAATTCATTAAATTTGCTTATCAAAATTTCGCGAACGAGAAGCATAACGGGAGTTGCCCCCTCTGTTTTACGCTCGCTGATTTGTTTCTGAATTTCTGAAATAATTGTTGAACCCAATTCGCCACTTCCGGCGATAAGAACCCCAACATATTTTGATATCGCATAAACTTTCTGCATGTTGTCGTTTTGTGCTGTAGTAGCTCTAGGGTCTCCGAATGTTCCTCTACTGTCAGTGGCTAAAACCATCCCGTCAATTCCCTTTAGACAAACATTAAGCGTCATTTTTCAATCCCAACTTATTGAATGTGTTCAGACTGTTCTCACGCTACTAAAGGTTTGCGCAAATCCATCCAAAAAACATGCAATTTAAAAAAGTTAGCAAGAAAACAGTCAGGTATTACATTGCAAATTATAAAACCAAAAATAGAAAGTAACTTAGTTTTCATGTTCTGTCAAGTGCCTAAATACCTCAGCCGTTGTGTTATTACTAAGAGAGAGCTTAGATAGTGCGTTTTTCGCTTTGCGCCACCTGCAAGGGGAACGCAGGAAGAGTGCCTTACTATGGTTCATAAAAGAAGTCAAACCAGTATGGCTAGATCCTTCATGCTTAAAGAGGCATTTTGGGATCGGCAGCGCAGCGAATCAATCAACGTTATCAGCACCGAGCAAGTTATTGGACATGTCTCTTCAAGCATTAGTTCAGAGGAACCTGTGGATTTATCGGCCATTCCGATGATTGAAAAAGGCGCTGTATTATGCGACCCACGCGGACAAGGGGTATTTCAAGATTGACCGAAGGTCTCGAAGCCGAGGAATGCCCCGACGCTTACCAGAACCCTAAGTGTCCCTATGTCACTATGATCAATCAACATTCAAGCGACATCCACCAAATTAAAAATGCCCTAATCGGCGAGAACTTGCAGGATGGATTGGTTGCTGATGTGCAAACTCTTAAAACGTATTTTCGCATAACAGCCGCCGGGCTAGTAATTGTGGTGCCGATTGCCGTGGGCTTAGCATTCAAGCTTCTCGGGTTTTACTAGCAAGGCAAAATGGTTGAAAATAGTGGAATTTCATGTACTCCAAAGCGATAATTGAGAAAATAATTGACTATCAAGCAAGAGGCTTAAGCGCTGAAGAAACCAAACAGGCACTAAGCGAGCGAGATCACGTCAAAATCCACATTAACACGATTTATCGGCTGCGCAAGAGTCCGATTGGGCTTGAGATTCTTCATGAGCTAATACGGCAACAAGAGCGGGACATATCGAGGGCTGATTCGGAAGACCGCTCTGAAGCCATGAAATACCGCAATGAACTCATCAAAACATATGCCACCTTGTTGGTGCCTCAGCAACCCTTAGTCCAAAATAACTTTAGTGTTGAGCAGGAGAAAAATGTCACAGTTAACCAGTTGTTACAGCGATATCAACAGTTTAGGCGAGAGCGAGACAGGAAATCTGCTGTTTGCAGCAACGGTCCTCAACAACAAGAAGTGGATACGGCAAGAGCCGACGGCTAAACAAGAAGAATTCCTAAAACTCAACTGTTTAGAAGCCTTGTATGGCGGGGCTGCAGGCGGAGGCAAATCCTCTTGCCTTTTAATGGCTGCACTGCAATACGTTGATTGGCCTGGCTACAGCGCGTTGATTCTGCGGCGTACATACCGAGATCTCGCCTTATCCGGAGCATTAATGGACAGATCCAAAGAATGGCTGTCGGGAACAGAAGCCCGTTGGAATGAAATTCAGCACTGCTGGACTTTCCCTTCAGGTGCAAAATTGCAGTTTGGGTACATGGAAACCGACGCTGACAAATACCGCTATCAAGGGGCAGAATTTCAAGGCATCTTCCCAGATGAACTCACACAGTTCACTGAGAGCCAATACACTTACCTCTTTAGCCGACTCAGACGCTTGAAAGGCTCTGATGTTCCTTTGCGTATGTGGGGAGCCTCCAACCCGGGTGGCTTAGGCCACAATTGGGTAAAGCAACGCTTCATAGTTGAAGGCCACAAATACAATCGGGTTTTTGTTCCAGCACTCCTCCAAGACAACCCCTACATTGACCAAGAGAACTACATGCAGAGTCTCCAAAATCTGGATCCGACAACTCGTAAGCAGCTTTTGGAAGGCAGTTGGGATGCAACCGTAGGAAAGATGTTTAACCGCAACTGGTTCCAAATAGTCGAGCGTTCCCAAGCACCTGTGAACATTCGCAAAGTGCGCTACTGGGACTTAGCTTCAACTGAACCTGGCAAGGGCAAGGATCCTGACTGGACAAGTGGCGCCCTTATGGGACTCTACAAAGGCCAGTACTACATCTTTGGCATTGAGCATTTCCAGAAATCACCCAAGGGTACCGCTGACAAAATTCGAGCAGTCGCCGAATTGGATGGCGATGCGGTTGATATTTGGATGGAGCAGGAAGGGGGCTCAAGCGGTAAAATCGCGACTGATTATTATGCTCGTGAGATTCTGCAAGGCTTCCCGTTTCACTGCGAGCACCCAACCGGACCCAAAGACGTTAGGGCTGGACCGTTTAGCACTGCGGCGGAGAACAAGAATGTGTTTCTTGTACGTGGTGACTGGATTAGTGCCTTCTTAGATGAGGCCGAAAGCTTTCCGGAAGGAGAACATGACGACCAAATTGATTCTTGCTCAGGAGCTTTGAACGTGTTGGCTTTGGCTGCAAAAGCCTCGTCTGGTTCTGGCATAATGTTTCCTAAGTCTCGAAGTTGATTGTTATGAATTTTCGAAGTGCTTTTCATCAGGTAGCAAGTAGGGTACTGCCTAATGCTAGTGCCGCCGCACCTCTGCCTAACCCTGGACGTAACGTTTCCCCAGAGGTAGCTGAGCAGCAGCTTGCTGATGAAGTGCCTTTTAGAGCCTCAAGAGATGCCATTTTACAGGCTTATCTAAATAAGTATACGCTGAAGAGCGCTGGGATTGGCTTTGTTACTCCACCCTACAGCAGTCTCTATGACCGCATCTGGGGTGTGACGCCGGTTGATGATTTGCCAAAGCTTCAGGCACTCTACGAATTCAACCCCTATGTCGCCGCTTCAGTTGACGTCCGAGTTAACTTGACGCTTAGCAACTGGCTTGAACTCAAAGGCGGCAACACAACTTTTAACGACTACTTGACCGAGTGGCTGGAATCCCATAATGTGCCTGCAGTTGCAAGAATTCAAGAGCATGACTCGCTGGTAAATGGGTTTAGTATAACTGAGCTTTGCCGTGACGAGGATAATCAGCGTGTTGAATGGCTAAAACCACTTGATCCGCTGTACGTTCGCATCAGACGCGATGCCTACATGAACGTCTTTGGCTACATCCAATTGCTGTCGGTGCCTCCGGCTGTTTTTGAACCCCAAGACATACTGCGAACACTGCACAATCAAGGCTCAGGACGCTACAACAGCGCATACGGCGTAAGCCTGTTGCGAAGCACTTTGCTGATTCAGGCCTTAACTGATGATTTCCAGCATGACATGGCAGTCATCATGAAGGTATACACCAAGCCCATCTTGGCTTACCAATGTGGAACTCCTGAGGCGGAATGGTCTGATGAAAAGCTTAGAGCATTCATTGATGCTATGGGGGAACGAGAGCAGGGCACGGACCTGGCGTTTAAACATGACGTAAAGCCAATACCGATTGACAGCATGACAAGGAGCTTACGTGTCGAGTGGTGGCTTAACTATCTGCTGCAGCAGCGTGAAGCACAGCTAGGAGTGCCTAAGATCTTTCTCGGTCAATCGGAAGGAACGAACAGGGCTACAGCCGATATTGTGATGCAAGAATTTGTCACTCGCCTACGCATGCGCCAAGAGCACATCAAGTACACTTATGAAACTGAGTTGTTTCCTGCCATTTTACAAGGCGACTTTCCTGGTTCATTGATTACGCCTGATAAGATTCCAAAGATTGAATGGAGACCAATCTGGGAGCCCTCAGCCGACGTCATGGTTGACCAGCAAATTGCACTTTTCCAAGCAGGCCTCACCGGAGATCTGGAAGCTCGAGCTAAACTTGGATTGCCTGAAGAAGTCTGGGGTAACTTGGCAACCATGCGGCAAGGCTACGATCAAGAAATGCCTGCAAACGCTGTCAGCAAAAGCGTTGCAACTCAGCTTTCTCCTCAACTAAGTGCTTCCCAACGAAAGCTAAGCATGAACGGGAAAAGCTATGTTATCTCAGAAATTCCAAGACAATAGCCTGCAAGACGCCCTCAATGCGTTTCTTGCGTTTAAAGCCTTCAAAGCTGCAGTTGTTAACCCTGCAATTCGCTATACAGTCTGGCGCTACGTAACTGAAGGCCTCAAGCCAAGCCCGAATATTTGCCAAAACTGCCAAGACCACAACAATGACCTCTTTGAGTTGCAGGATCCTGACGAGCTCAGTGATATGTTTCCTTATGGGGAATGGCTTGATGAGGAGACATTTGCAGTAAATCTGCATCCTAATTGCGTTTGCCTAATTGTCCGTGACCATGACGTTTACTGGTAACTAAACATGCTAAGATTTAGTATAAGTACAAAAAAAGTAAAGAAGTTAGTGACCGACGCTAGTTAGTGATCTTCTAACTTCTTCCATACTTTCTTTAGCCTTCTTAAGCTTCTCAACCATCGTCTCATATTCTTCATGATGCATTGCCCAAGCTCTGTCACGGAGGATTTGATCAAATTCCGCCCTGTTCTTCAAAACTCCCATTTGAACAAGCAAATCTGCTACGGCATCTTTTGTATTTACAGCAGCATTCGGCTGAAGCTTTCGGTATTTTCTAATTCCGGGCCATTTGGTCCCATCATCCTGTATCTTCCCGTCTTGGACTGCTCTTGTAAGTATCGGACCTATAATTCTTCCAAGAAATTCATCGTTTCTGCTCTTGCTTTTAGGGTGGTCGTTAAGCCATGCGTTTAGCTCAGTTGGATGATTTATTCTCATTTTTTTGACAATTGCTTGCGCGTCTTCAAATTCGGTTCCTACTTCATTTATTGCTATTTCATTTAACTTCATTCGAAATCACAACATTCATTCAATTTCATGTGAAATCTTGCTTATAAATTTACCCATAAAATATTCACATCGAATTCAACTTGAATCTCGCTAATAGACTTAAAGAGGGACCCTGACGAGCATTTCTAAACCTAACATTCAGCTAGATTATAATGTGCCAGTCACCTTCAAGCGAAGCCCTGACGGCAAAGTCTTGCTCATTCAAGGAACAGCAATTGATGACACAGTCAATGAGAATAGTTGGCAGGTTCCGGCTGAGGAACTATCTTATTTTGTCGCTGTTAGTCAAAATGCTCAGATTCGAGTCGACCATGGCGACCGAGTGCAAGACATCAAAGGCGTAATCAACATCCTCAAAGAGCCCAATGTGGCAGCAGATGGCCGTCTTGAAGTGTCCTTTGAAGGTGAAGTAAGCGGCGACGAGGAACTTCTAACAAAAATTGAGAAAGAGTACGTTAACAGCGTTAGTCCCCGTGTGGTTGGCGAGGCTTTCTGCAGTGCATGTGGCAATCATTCTCGTGACAGCCAGATGAATCTGGTTCATATTTGCCGTGGCGCTTGGGAAGTCATGCGCAGCCCACGTCTTATTGAGCTTAGCATTGTGTCTCGTGGAGCGTATGAGCATGCTAAGTTTAAGTCAGTTGGCTTTGCTGCAGCCATGAACGCGAGCCAGCAGAGCAATATCAATGCAGTTTTGGCGGCTAAAGGAAAAAGTCCTTGTGTAAAATGTGCAGGCGCCCATAGCCTTGGCTGTTTGAACTGTAATTCAGAGGTACACTCCCATCAGGGAGCTAACCACAATTTAGGAGATAGAAAAGAAATGAGTGCACCCCAAAATTCCCCGCTAGATGCAGAAGCAGTAAAAGCACTGATAGACCAACACGCAAAAAACCTAACTGAAGCATGCAAGCAAACGGCTGAGGCCTGCAAAGTCGAAGCTGAAGCAGCAGTCAAAAAAGCAGTCGATGCCGCAAGAGAAGCAGCCAAAACCGAGAACGCAGCGAACCTTGCAAAAATTGAGTCAATGATAACCGCAGCCCTCAACAAACGCCCCAACGGCAAAGGCGCAGTAGGCAACTTAGACGAACACACAGCGCCAAGAACGCCACAGCCTGGAATGGTTGCAGTTCCCGCATACTTCAAAGAACTCGCAGCAGCTGCAGAGAAGAAAAAAGCCTTCGATGCAGTCGTTCACCCAGGAGGCTTGAGCTAAACTGTCCTATGAAAATTCAGGTCCAGTAGTCCAACAGCCAACTTCAACAGACCTTTCATTCATTGCAGGCGCAGGCGGAGTAGTTGCAGGTCAATTCGTCTATGTTTCAGCCAACGGCACGGTCCTTCCTACTACAGGAGCGCAAAACTGGGTAGGAGTCGTCAAAGTCGGCGCTGTGGCAGGCAAGATTTGCACCGTCATGAAAGGGCCCTCAAAAGCCAGAGTAACAGTCACAGGTACAGTCAACGCAGGCGACATGATCGTTTCAGCAGCTAACGGAGTTGGCGTAACCAACAACACTCCAACCACAAAATACGCGATTTGCGACACCGGCGCATCAAGCGGCGGGCAAGCAGTCGTAATTCTCTAAACTCCAATCTTTTAAGTTTGGAACCGTAAAGTCGGAAAAAACCAAGTTAACAAAAAAGGAGAGATAAAAATTGAGTTTTGCTCCAGATCAAGTAACAATGGATGACAGCGCAGCTATTCAGTATCCAGAACTCCATCAAAAGATTCTTCAGATGGCAACAAACGCCATGATCCTGGCTAAGCTTTTCGTTCCTGACCCAATCATAAAAGGCAGAACAAGAACCTACGTCAAAGAAGCAGGCAACGTCGCCATAGGCATCCAAAGAAAAGGCATCTCAGCACCCGCAGTTATGGATTTCACGCCTCTGACGAGCGTCAGCATCACCCCTGACACTTACGGAGAAGAAGTGGAAATTCCAATAGAAATGATCACTGACTTTGAGCTCGGGGTAGTCGACACGCAAATGATGCGTTTGGCTTTCCGCACAATGTACCAGATAGAACTTGACAGTTACACTGCGATTAAAGCAGCTGGCGACTCGAACGGCCTGAGTTTCGCAGCAACAGGCAAAACAATCAGCGTAACTGGCACCGAAGTCACCGTTAGCGGCGGATGCGGCCTTGAAGACCTCAACAAAGCAAACCGACTGATAAAACAACACAACTTCATAATGAAGTACATCGCATGCAACCCCATCCAGGAAGAATCTCTAAGAAACCTGCCTTACCCAAACATCTTCCGCGAAGTCACCAACCCACTTACCAATGAAGTTGAACAGAAAGTCGGAATATGGACGCTTCTTGTCAGTAACCTAATCCCAGCAGGCACAATCCTTTGCATTAGCGACGGCCAAAACCCAAACAACAACTACGCGCCCATGGGCTTTATGGTCACCAAACAAGAAATCACCACAGACATCGACATCCAAAAACGCCTCAGAAAAATAATCCCATTCACAAGCTACCGTAAAACCCCATACGTAGCCAACGGATACTGCATCTGCGAAATAACTGGAATGAACACAAGTTAAACCATTTTGCCCTTATCTTTTAAGTTAAGGACCGTAAAGCCGGCTTCAAAATAACCAATTTTATTGAGGTAGCCCAAAATTGTCAACCATTCCTGCATACACCACCCTGTCAGATGTGATTTCGCATCTTAACGTGCAGGGTTCAGACCCAAACTACACAGTTTATGGGCTGCCGCTTTCCTCATCAGCCATGCAGGCACATGTTGACCACGCAAACCAATACATCTACAGCCTTGTGCCAAACCTGGATCCCTCTGACATCCGATATGTAAGCGCTCAACTTGCCGCTTTAGACATCGCCTGTCTCGGCGTTTTAGTGACCTCCGTTGGCGGATCTCTGGTTGGCGCATTTGACTATTTCCTTGGCGATATGCGTGTTGCCAAAAGTGGACCTTACGCCTTTGCAATTAAGCAGGCGATCGACGGTTACAGCGCTGATGCAAAAAGAAATATTTCCAATGCAACCTCGCCCCTTGCGATGGCAAAAGCCGTTCTTGGATCTAGAGTTCCTAACCGGTTTCGGGTACCTGATTGGCCGCTCAGCTAAGATAGTGGTGAAAAGCTATGTCCAGCGATACCTTTGCAGAAAAAATAAGCAACCTGCTGCAGGAGAACTGGAACGACGAAAGCACGGGATTACAGGTTTCAGATGTTTTCTGGAGCCACGACAAGTATGAAACCATGACCAGCGTTGAGCAAGTATCCCAGAAAGCCATCATCTCAACCTACAATCCCCAAAACCCCGTGACCGTCGAAGTTCTCAGCCCCCAAACAAACTTTGTTCATGAAACCGTTGTCATAGATGTCATTCTTCACACGGCAATTTTGGGTGGCACTGACAGTACAATTGGCATTAGGGAAGCTGTTCGGCAGTTAATCTTGCAGATTATCCATCAAAACGCCACTTTGTTGCCTGGAGCAGCCCTGATGCGAGTGGAAGGCGAGTATGTACGTGGTGAACTGCCCCAGATTCAACGTGAAGCCTTCAAAGTCATAGTAAGCAATTTTGAGGTTATGACAAATGAGTGAGACAATAAGAGATAGCCCTCAAGCCCCCTTGGGAGCAAGCAAACGTTCGGAAAAACTTGTGCATTTCAAAAACGGGCATGAATACCTAGTTGAAACCAGAACAACAAGAATTTCTTAGGCGGCTGACGGCGTGAAGCACCGAAGACTTAGGCTTTTGCTATTTCCCATTCTGGTGCCAATGTTTCTGGTTGGATGGCTTCTGTACTTCTTCGGCAAAAAACGTAGTACTCGCAAATAAGAAATCGTTAAAATGAAGCTAAGGTGCAATCTTTTGGCTCAAACAACATGTAGTGGCAACTGTTTCAGCAACACTTTCTATGACAGAGCCAGAGCTTCAGGTGAGGCAAAGTGTCCCTATGCTAAGGCTCAGTATTCGCTTAGCGGCAGATTCACGGGCTTTAAGTGTCTAAAAGGTGAAAAGGCTTGAGCGTCAAAATTTCGGTCTCGGTTCAGCAAGGGTTAACTGAGGCCTTGGAGAATTACGTGGAGCAGTATCCTTGGGCTGTCGCTTCAGCCATGAAGACTGTTGCTGACCACATCCTTGACACTAGCAATGTGCTCGTTCCGGTGAGGACGGGTTTCTTGAAATCAACTTTGGGTTATCGTCAAGATAGCAACTTCCAAGTAACTTTCTACGCGACTGCCCCCTACGCTGGCTACGTTGAGTTCGGAACAAGTCGCATGGCGCCCAGACTCTTCCTTACGAGAGCGATTCAACAGCATCAAGCAGAATTTCCCGTAGAAGTCCTAAATGTCCTGCAGCAATTGCGCAATAACTTTTTCATTCCTTAACGTTGTGGAGGTGAATTAGTAGATGAGTAGTTTTCTTGGGGTAGGTATAAACGGCGTGGTTCAAATCGGCGGTACAGCAATAGCCAACTTGAAAAACGCTTCTTTCAGCATAAAGAACGATACGGTTGAAGAATTTGTCACTGGCGGCACTAATCCACAGCAACCAGCACTTCTAGCAGCAACTAACCAGCATTATGAAATTAAAGCCGAGCAGCTATGGACTGACAACAACGCAATCAACGATGCAGTTGCCTCAGGCACCTCAGTCACAATTATTGTGGCGCCAAAAGGCACAACAACTGGAAACCCAAAATACACTTTTACCGGCTGCATCATAACTCAGGTCGACTTAAAATGGGACAGCAAAAGCGCAGTCAGCGACAGCTTCACAGCAAAAGCAGCCACAGCAGCAGTAGGCACCTTCTAAATCACCAATTTTTAGTCGGTTAACAAGTTAACGAGTAAAACGAGTCTAACAATGTAGCCGCGCAGAACACAAAAATAAAGTCTATGAAAGACGTCTCTTTTGCAAAATAAAGCTTTTCTAGAGGAGAAAGAATTAAGAAAAAATGATGAGTTCTTTCCTAAACTTGTTAAACTTGTTAACTCGTTAACCAAGGAAAATTATTCTTAGAGAGGTAAAGTAAGAATGACTGGAAATGAAAAGCACTATCATGTCAGCGCGGTCGGCAATTTCTAGCTGAGGTTAAAACGAGCAGTAATACTATTTGTCAGAATAGTAATACTTTTATTTACGGGTAGAGTAACACTTTTTGTAAAAATAGTGTTACTGCTTGGAGGAAAAACGAACATGACCTACTTCAGTACTCGAAATATTGCCGTAATAGCGATAATTAGCGCGTTATGGGGTGCGATGAACGATACTATTCTCCCAATCTTCTTCACTATATTTAATGGCATACCTTTTCTCTGTGAAATGGTGGCCTTAACTTCTCTAATCCTAGTTCTTTGTCTAACAAAGAAGTTTGGGGCTGTAACAGTAACAGGATTAATCGTTACACTTGTCACTCTTGCTTTCTACCCAAGCTCCACTTACATGTTTGGCTTTGTTGCAGCTAGCATAGTCTTTGATATAGCAACAAGACTCATTGGCTATCGCTTAATATTGGGCAGCCCAAAGATTAGCGCTGTCGGTCTTGTTGTGTCATCAATGTTGGCTGCTTCAGTGGCAGGAGTTATAATAGGCGTTATGTTTATGCCGCTAAGTCTCATAGCGCTCTTAGGTGGAGTCGGTACCTTTGCAGGATTACATGTTTTGGGCGGATTGGCTGGAGCCGTTCTAGGTTTTGTTGTATTAAGAGCCTTAGTTGCCCGAAAGATAATTACACCAACTAACGAACAAGCTGCTCTAGGCAAAAACTAAAATCTAACACTTGTATGTTAAGAAAGAAAGGGCTGGATAAATGTCAGCGAATGATCTACTGGATGGAGCCATAAAGTTTCATGGTCACCTCGGTCCTTTTTTAGTCTTAGGGTTGAAAGCTGGCTTAACGGGTGTAGGCTACCTCGGTAAAGATTATTTTAAGATGCACGCCACAGTGGAAACCGCTTCACATCCACCTCGTTCATGTTTCATCGATGGAATACAGTTCGCTTCAGGTTGCACCACAGGCAAAGGCAATATTGAAGTCAAAGTTAGCGATAGGGTCTCAGTAGAATTTACTCTTGGTGAAGATATGATAAAGATAGACGTTAGAGATGAAATTTTGAAAGCTATAGATCGCGTTTCCTCGAATAGCCAAGCCGAGCTTCTCAGCAGAGAGCTCATGCAAAAGACAGATACTGAGCTATTTCTTGTAAGCCAAAATTAGACTATCAAGTTATTGCCTATGCGCCCTCTCAAGGCACCCTACGTGTAGTTGGCATCTTCTAATTTCCTATGTTTTTCCGTCGGTTAACAAGTTAACGAGTAAAACGACTTTAGCAGTGTCTCGACATAAATCATAAGAAATAAAGTCTATGAAAACAGCTTGTTTTGCTAAAACAAGGCTTTTTGCTTAGCTTAAAATTGCGAGTAACCGATGGACATTCTTCCAAACTCGTTATACTTGTTAACTCGTTAACCATTGCAAATTAATCTAAAAGAGGTTAGAACAGAATGAGTGAACATGAAGAGAAGTTTGATAGAGAAGGCTTCGAACGCTTAAAAAGTCAATATGACGAATACGAGGCTCGTTTACGCGAGCGACTGGGCAAATTCAGCATCAATGAGGTGCTGCGGCAGGCTAAGGATTTACGCTCTGTCTTTATAGAGGGCTTAGGCGAGGTCCGCTATGTGCTCTTGTCTGAGGCTGACATAAGCGAATTAGCTAAAAAATACCCGGAAGATGCACGAGAGAGAAATTTGCAGGCACTTTTCAGATCCATGGCTGCCGCAGACCCAGAAATAACGCTTGAAAAACTAAGAGCACTGCCCTACGATGTTTCACGTGTTTTGCAGGAAACTGTTTTGAATGCAAGTTTTTTGCCTCAGAAGAAGACGTCCAAGCCTGGCTCAACAGTAGCACCGAACTTCAAAGCCTCATCCTGATCTGCCGTTACTATCCAGCCTACGATCTTGAAAAGGCTGGTACGCTTAGCCGTCTTCAAATTCAGGTCCTCTTGGAGGGAATACGATTTATTCGGAAGCTTGAGAATCCATGAGTGCTAACGTTGAATTCAATATTACAGCGTTTGATGAAGCATCAAGCGTTTTCCAAGATGTTAGCAGTAGCGCTACTGAATGTTTCACAATCGTTACGACTGGAGCGGATGAAGCGGCGGATAGCGTTAGCACATCTAGCACCCAGATTGCCTCAGCAACCGAGACCACTTCTGGGGGGTTCACAAAGAACGCTTTGGCAATGAACACTGCTGCTTTGAGTGCTGCAGGTCTTGTAATGGGTGTAACTAACATAGAGAACGCTGAGGTTTCTCTTGACCGAGCACATGTAACGCTAGAAAAAGATACTAATGCAGTTCAGAGCGCCCAAGAGAAGTATAATGAAGCCGTTGCCAAGTATGGCGTCAATAGTCAACAGGCAAAAGATGCGGCTGATAAACTTAAGGCTGCACAAGACGCCCTCTCAGTTGCTCAGGAACGGGTTGATGAAGCCCAGCGCAATATGAACGAAACCATCATGATGAGCTCACTAACCATAATCCCGAGCGTTATTGGTGCGTTCGCCAGCTTGAGCACAATTCTTACCAGTTTTGGTTTGGTAGGCAGCGCTTCAACGGTTATATCAGATGGACTAAGTATGGCCCTTTGGACACTTGCAGCTAACCCGATCGTTTTGGTAATCGCTGGGATCGCAGCACTTGCCATTGGGATTTACGAAGCTTATGAGCACTGTGCACCTTTCCGCAATGCCATAAACGCTATTGGCAGCGTATTGGGCGGAGCCTTCAAAGCCGTACTAACCGACATTTCCAACGTACTTAACTTCTTGTGGAATGATGTTTTCAAACCGTTCGGCGAATTCCTTGCAACTGTTTTCATAGACACCTACCTTGTGCCGTTGGAGGCAGCTTGGAATGCCCTAAGCTCAGGCCTTAGCTACCTTTGGAACAACATACTTGTGCCCGTTGCCAACTTTTTCAAAGGCGCATTTACTGAAGCCATCAACTTTGTTATGGCGCCAATCAACGCCTTTGAATCAGCCATCAGTAAAGTGTCTAGCCTGCTCTCGCCTATCACTAATGGAATAGGGACTTTGACAAATGCGCTCAAAAGCATGTGTTTTGCCCATGCTGCGCCGGCTGCTGAAGAATTCAACAAACAGCTCACTTCAGGAATTGAGCTCTCCAATAATCTGACCCAGAAGCTGGATCCTCTTAAGCAGGGACTGCTGGGCGTTTCAGGAAGTACAGGCACCGCGAACCTTAACGGCTTGAATACCGGCGCACAACATATCACAATAAATCCCACAATTAACATCGGCAAGATCGACAGGACAACAGGCCTTCAGGACGTTATCAATTCCGTTAACCAAGGAACAGCCGTGGCATTGCAGAGGCGCTTCTGACCATGAGACCGATTGTTGTTCCAAAAGAGATTGATCTACCTGATCATCTGTATCGCACGTGGAGAGCTTTGAAACGATTCCCAGAGGGCGCCACAGCAACTCAGATTTCTGAGGTTACGGAGAGAAACAGGGCCACGGAATCCAGCTGCCTTAATCAGTTGTTTCTCTTGCGGATATGCTCAAAGAAACGGCTGAACCCTCATGGGGGCAGAGGCAAGTCAATAGTGTTGTTCAAGCTTGAGGCTTCTCAGCCGGAAGTGGCGAACTGATGAGTTGGCAGATTAGCGCGGGGTCGACGGTGGTCACCTTTCCCGTTGCTCCTCAAAATATAACTGACGAGAATCCGGTGGTTGAAACTGACTTCCAGGTTGATAGCCAGCAGAGCGTTGTTGTCAGCGAGGGGTTGGATGTTCGCACTTTAACGCTTAAGGGCTTTTTTTACGTAGTCAGCCAGAACAAGGCGTATTTGGATACCAATTTTGTTTCCCCGCTGCTGAATTTGAATCGCCAAGTTGTAACGTTGACGTCGCCAACAGCTCGTTATAATGGCAGTTGGATGCTGACCGTGAAGAGTGTTGAAGAAAAAGCCGAAGGCCAGCTGCAACGGTACACTTACAATCTAGTTCTCAAGCAAGGCGCAGCTTTCGTGGTGCTCTAAAATGACAGGTTGGCAATTTCAGTATTGGAACGGCTCTGCATGGGTTAACTTGGCCAATGCACAAATCGACCATATTCTGGAAGAGCTAAGCAGCATCGGCGGCCAAGAAGAGCTCGTTTTTGACCTGCCAAATACCGCTGCTAACCGCACGATTGTGCAAGCCTTGCCTTATGTGCGGTGCTTGTTCAATGGGACTTTGATATTTCCGTTAGCTAATCAGAATGCAGTTGTTGCGGGGCTACAGTATTCTACCGCGACCATCGAGGTTACAGCCTACAATGTTGTTTTTGCCAAGCTCAGCCAAGCCAGCAGCACAGTAACTCAAACGTACACTAACACCGCTGTGGCTACGATTGCCGCTTACATTTGCGGTTTAGCAGGCGTCAAAGTTGGCTCAATGCCCAGCCTGAACGTGAGCATCAAATTCACCAACGCAAACTGCTACAAAGCACTGCAGGACCTCGCCAATGCATGCGGCTCTGACTATTGGGCTGACAGCAACGGCTTCAACATCGGCACCCGCGACAGCACGGTTCAGACGCTTGGGTATGTCGGCAGCAACAGCAAAAGAGGCTTAGACTACAGCAAACAAATCGACCAAGTCATCGTTAAAGGCGTAGACGTTAACGGTAACCCAATCCAAGGCAGCGCCGGATCCAGCGGTAGCATCGCAACTTTTACCGAGAAAAAAGCAGCTGACACCGCGACTCTAAACAAGATTGCCGCCTTCAAGCTGCAGACGCTAAACAACCCTTCAAACGGCAACAGCTTAGAATGCTTAATCAGTCAAGTTTCAACATGGCATCCAGGACAATACGTTTCCGCTAATAGGCCTGATCTAAATTTAGTCGGCAGCTACATTATTCAGCGCATAACTAAGCAGGCTGTTTCCTGCACCGTTGAAGTCGACGCTGCTATGCCTCAGATAGATGTCAACCTGCAGGAGACCGATGACTTTGGCGGCGACCAAGGTGACATGGCAGCCTACCCGATTTCTACCAGCCAGCTAGTAGGACCAATACCCACTTCTAATTTGTCTGGTTCCCTCTCGGGCTTTGGTGTAATGAGTCAAGGCATTGATTCCGCCAAGCCTGCAGCAGGAGTAGCTGGACGCATCTATTGGGCTGTTGACACTAACAAGATTTATCTCGATACAGGTTCAACCTGGCAATTTATCGGCTCCAGCGTTCTGGGAACCCTAACCGGCACAATTTCAACAGGTGTCTTAACCGGTTCGTTAACTGGTTTCGCCACCATGTCACAAGGACTTGATGCCTCTAAGCCTTCGGCCGGCGTAGCTGGAAGGATTTATTATGCAACCGACACAGGGAAAGCCTACTTAGACACTGGCTCAACCTGGGTCCTAACAGGTTCGCCCTTGCTAGGCAACATTAACGGCACAATCTCAGCCTCCCAAATCGCAGCCAACGCCGTCACTGCGAACGCCTTAGCGGCCAACGCCGTTACCGCCTCCGCAATTGCAGCAGGATCAATCAGTTCAAGCCACTTAAGCGCCGGATGCGTCACAGCCAACGCTCTCGCCGCTGGCGCCGTCACTGCAACAGCCATCGCCGCCAACACAATAACTGCAGCACAAATGACCACAGCCATGATGACAGGCCTGACGATTCAAACGTTGCCCTGGTCAGACTCAAACGGCTACCACTACGTTCTCATGGGAAACTACCCAGACCTTGATAACTCTAACAATTATAACTTGGCAGTGGTTGGCGAACAGCTAAGATTCTACACTCCAACAGGCTCAGGCTACACCAACACTTCAAACCTGCATGCAATGGGAGTCATAACTGCAAGCTCAACCACCTTCCAAATCGGCATAACCGGATCCTACCCCAGTGGCATTTTACAACTCAACAGCGGCAGTTCCGGACAAATTAAATTTGCAGCAGGAACAATAAACTTCAACAATTTACCCTTCAGCAACTATCTTGGAAGCTTGGGCTCCGGTTCCCCATTATCTTCAACTTTTCTTAGAGGAGACGGAACATGGGCTACACCTGCAAGCAGCACCTTTAACGGCGGCACAATTACCAATTCATTTTATGTATCGTATTCAGGCACGAACAGGCTTTGGTGCTCTGGGAACTGGTCTGTTTACACCTTGTATCTTTCAGCTTCCTCTTCGTCAGCTTATCCTTTGGCTATAGGCGATACAAGCAATGATTGGCCTCCGATATCATGGTTTGATGCTTACGGCAGTTTGTATCTTGGCAGTTTACTAAGAATAGGTCCACGAGGAACAGGGGCAAATAACACCGGATACCCTGAAATCTTCTGTCGCACCGATTCTGTTTCAGGATGCACGATTCAGTTTGGTGCGTCAGGGCAAAGGTTAGATGTTGTGGATTATGCTTGGACCGTCGACCTCTTGCTATTGGACCAATCAGGCAACATGATCGTTTCGAACAGTGTAACAGCAACCGGTTACGGCCGTCTCGGAAGCGTCGGATTCGAAAATGGTTGGGGTTCGATATGGTCGGACTGCTCGACTTCTATGTCGATAATAGCGATTGACTCGTCTTCAAGCGGCATGATGATAGTTGGCTCTTACATAGGGGGCACCCGCAAAATCGGCATGTGGGACTTCGTGCAGGTAAACGGCAACATGAACGTCACAAGTCAGTGCGAGGCCAGCAACTTTTGGGTTAGTGGCTCCTGGCTCAACTCATCTTCCACCTTATACATTGGCGGTTCTTCCGGCGCTGCGGTTACGACGTACATGAATGGCAACGTCAACCCAATCAACGACAACGCTTATGGTCTTGGAAGTGGTAGCAACAGGTGGGCAGGAATTTCATGCGTAACAGCCTACGTGGCAGGCTCCGTTGAAGTTCTCGGCACAAGTTACAGTAACTCCTTATTCGGAAACGCATTTTGGGGAACCGGAAACGGAGGCATCCAATGGTACGACGGCGCATTCAACATCATGACTAACGGCAACTGGTTCTACTACAGAGGCACGTGGGGCGGAGGCGCAGTATTCTCCATAGACTCATCAGGTGACGTTTCCTGCAATGGCAGCCTATCCTGCGGAGCAATAAACGCAGGCGGCAACATACTTCCAAAATCTGGTGGCTCGTACTATTGCGGTTCCTACAGCTATCCATGGCAAATAGTAGACACACAATACCTCTATGTTAACACCATAAACAGCTTAACCACTGGAATAACCATCTACGGCGGCAGCGGATCCTGCGGAACCTCAAGCTCATATTGGAATTACGTTTACTCAGCTTACATTTACTATATCCATGCACCATCAGCCTTCAACGAGCTACTGCATGACGAGTTCAATGAGAAAATAAACTTTGACTTAATTCGCAACATCAAACTTAAAGGCGACACTATTGACCCAGACTGCATAAAGCACCTCAAAAACAAAGACGGCTTCTTTGAATCATCAGTGATGGATGGCTGGCACTTATGCGTCCAACAATTAATAGTCAAAAAGCTTGATGAGCAAGAAATCATCAGCGACGAGCTCAGAGAAGAACTCGATAAAGCGAGGGCGAAAATCGACGAGCTACAGTTACGCATAGACGAATTGACCCTGAAAATGGGAGGTGATTGATTGGCAACACCAGCAACACCTACAACGCCTCTGCCTACTGTAACGATTCAGCAAGTTTCTAACGGCTTCATCATAACGCAGCAAAACAATGGACCTCCTTACCAACCTGCAATCCAACAAGTATTCAACGATTTTCCCGATATAGTTTCAGCCATGGCCACAATATTTGGAGTCACGCTTCCAGTAGCATCAGTTACCTCAGCAATTTCCTCGGCTTCTTCAGCTTCAACAGCTGCGCCAGCAACGTCTGCTCCCGCATCTAGTTAGTTTCTTTTTGTTTCTTTGTAATTAATTAATTTTTAATTGAGGTGAAAAACAATTTGAAGTTTAATCCAGCTGAAAGAATAAACCTGCTAAACGTGATCCCAAAAGAAGGAACTGCAACCACACTCAAAATAGTACGGGATTTGCAGACAGCTCTTGGCTTTACTGAGGCAGAGCATAAAGAGTTTATCATTGAGATGCCACTTCCAAACGGCTCAAAATTTGAAACAGTGGACGCTGACAAACTTGGGGTGCTGAAGGATGTAGCTATTGGCGAGAAAGCCCGAGATATAATTGTTGAGGCCCTGAAGAGTCTTAGCGAGAAAAAACAACTGCACATCAGCATGCTCGGCTTGTACGAGCGGTTTGTTGAAGGTAAGAAGTCTGCTGAGGACCTGAAGGATGAGGCAGCGGCGGATGCGATAAAGAAAGCCAATGCAGATGTTGTGGTTCCTGAGCTAGCCAAGTAGAATGCCATAGTTTTTTGTTATTCAAAAAGGGCGCGCGGCTTAACCCAAAAGTTTCTTGTTGATTAAAAAAAAAGTTGTCTAATCGGGCAACTCAAGATTCAATTGTTTTTTGAGTGTTTTGTAGCGGTTGCGTACGGTAACTTCTGTTACGCCTGCTGCTTCAGCGATGTCTTTTTGAGTCTTTTTCTCATTGTTTTGTAAGCAAGCAATGTAGAGGGCAGCGGCTGCTAAACCCATCGGGTCTTTTCCAGCTGCGGCACGTTTGCGTCTTGCATCTCTGAGGATTTGGATGGCTGCGCCTTGAGTTTTGCCTGAAATTCCAGTTTTCTCTGCAATTTTAGACACATATGTAAGCGGGTCAGCGATAGGCATGTGCAAGTCAAGCTGACACAATAATAGTCTATAGCATCTCGAAACGTCTTTCTTGTCGACGAGGCTGGCTTCGGCAATTTCTCGCAATGTGCGTGGTGTTCCGCTTCCACGGCAAGCAGC